GGCCGACGTGCCAGCCGCCCGGGGTTGGCCCCGTCGCGTCACCACCACCACCACTAGATTCCGCTCAAAAATTTCAGGGGTTTAGGGATGCCCCTCGACCTCACGCCACTTGCGGATCGTCAGCGCGAGCGTCGTCGTCGTCGTGCTGAGAGTGACCTGTACTTTCTGTGTGCGAAGGTGCTTGGGTACGAGTGGAGTCCTGCGTTGCAGAGGGGGATGACGGAGGGGTTTCATTACGAGTTGTGCAAGCGGATGGACAGGTTGCGGGGACATCCGCGCGTGGGGACGTTTTGCGCGCGTTGGCATTTGAAGACGACGGTTTTCACGATCGGGTTAGCGGTGCAGGAGATTTTGCGGAACCCGGACGTGACGATTTTGATTTCGCACGCGGTGGATGAGGAGGTGGAGAAGATTGTTTCGGAGATAGCGAATCAGTTTCAGGCGAACAAGGAGTTGCGGCGGTTAGCGCCTGAGATTGTGCCGGCGGTGAACAACAAGCGTTGGTCGAAGTCGAATCAGTTCACGGTGCGTCGTACGAAGTTTTCGCGTCAGCCGACGGTGTTGGGTCGTGGTGCTGGTGCTGAGATTACCGGGTCGCATGTGGACATGATTTTGTTGGACGACATCATTGGGCGGCGGACGATCGAGGATTCGGCGTTACCGAAGATCGCGTCGTGGTATCGGAACACGGTGTTGCCGGTGTTGAATCCTGGGGGGCGGATACGGGCGGTGGGTACGCGGTGGCATCACGACGACTTGTGGGGGAAGTTCATCGGCGATCCGGCGTGGGATTGCGTGGTGCGTGGGGCGTTGGAGGTGGAGGGGAAGCCGGACGAGAGTGGGGAGCCGGTGTTGTGGGGTCCGGGGACGGAGGTGGTTCCTGGGGGGATCGAGGCTGCGCGGGGACGGTTGGAGTTGCTGCGTTCGGAGATGGGTCCGGACTTTCCGCCTCAGATGCAGAACGATCCATCGCCTGCGGGTGAGAAGCCTTGGGACCGGGCGGCGTGCGAGCATTTCGTGACGTTGAAGGAGTCGGCGGGCCAGGGGACGTTGATCGTGTTGAGCGATCCTGCGCCGGCGAAGACGGGCTCGATTGACGCGCGTGGGGCGAAGGCGCGCGGGGACGGTTCGAAGGACGACTGGGCGACGTGCGTGGTGAAGGTTCGGCGGCGGGGATTGCGTCGCGAGGTGATTTTGCTGGACGGGAGGAAGTCGAAGGATTGGGACGTTGATGCGGGTTTCGACGTGATCTGCGATCTGAAGCGGAAGTGGCATGTGCAGAAGCATGCCGTGGAGGCGACAGGTCAGGCGATCGCGTTGTACGAGCACACGCATCGGCAGGCTGCGCGGCGGGCGGGGGTGTCGTTCTCTCCGGTGAAGTTGGAGGGGACGTACCGCGGGCAGGCGAAGAACTCGTACTTCGCGGCGTTGGCATCGCTGGCGAAGAACGATGAGTTCTTGATCTGTGCGGAGACGTGCGACAAGGAGTTCTTGGAGGCGTTTCTGGCGCAGGCTCGGGAGTGGAGGCCATTGGACAACGGTGGGAACGGGTTGCGGTATGACGATTGTGCGAACGTCGTGAGCTTTGCGACGGACCCGGCGATCATCAGTCTTGCTCCGATCGTTCCCGAGGACCATACGTGGTCGCCGTTCCAGCGGCTTGACAGGGACGAAGGCTATTCCAACGGTACGCAACGGATTCATTGGTAAGGGAGGGCATGTGAAGGAGTCGATCATCCTGACCGTCAGCGACCGCGAGCCGGAGGTGTTACTGAGCACGTTCCGTTGGCTCATGGCGGGGGGGCTGGACGAGTCGGAAGTCATCATCGTCAACGACGGGTCGCGTATCGACTATTCGTGGATGCGGACGCTGACCGACCAGATGAACGCGAGGTGGCTCGATCTGGAGCCCTACGAGTGCTTCAAGATCGACGAGAACTTCAACAACCCCGCGCGTGCGTTCAACGTCGGATTGGCCGCGGCGAAGGGTGAGCGGATTGCGGTGATGTCGTCCGACGTGATCGTTCCCACGCGCGTTTTGGCGCAGGCCCGCAGGCAGTACACGCCGGATTCGGTGTGGTGCCCCATGGTGATCGACCTGGAGTCGAGCATGGAGTATTGCGGGCCGCATCGCGTGTTCCCGATGCCGTGGTTCCTTTACATGAGCCGCGAGCTCGCGGTGCGTGCCGGCGGATGGGACGAGGCGTACCTGCGCGGGATGTGTTTCGAGGACAACGACTTCGTGGGTCGCGTGGCGCTCGTTGCGGATCGGATCGTGTGCGACTGGTCGTCGTGCGTGTGGCATCAGTCGCACTACCAGAACGCCTACGAGAACCGGCCCGAGGTCATGGAGGCCAACAAGCGCAACCGGCAGTACACGATGGGGAAGTGGACGGGCATTCCGTTCGGAGACGCGGATCAGGTCGCGTTCGAGATTTCCCGCGGCAGGGATGAGTCCACGGGCAACTTCGCGCTCAGGTTCAAGGATGTCAAGGGCATCAAGGACAAGGTGCTGGCCGAGACGGTGAGTCCGTTCGTGGCGGTGAAGGCGTGACATTCCAAGTGTCGATGCTTCCCGAGGCGCGCGTGTCCGGCTGGATCGGACGCGAGGCCGGGAAACCGTCCAGCGTCATCGACCTTGGCTGCGCGCTCGCCGAGTACTCTTTCAGCACCGGGGCCACGCATGTGTGCGGTCTGGATTCGTTCCGGCCGTACATCGACTGGTGCAAGGACATGCTGGCCGATACGGTGAGTCCGTTCGTGGAGGAGGCTCGGTTCGAGTGCGGCGACGTGCTCGATTACGCGACGATTTTCGACCATCCGCACGATTGCGCGTTGTTGATCGACGTGATCGAGCACATGGACAAGCCCAAGGGCGTCGAACTGCTGGAAAGACTCAAGGAAACATGCCGAACGGTGCTCGTGTTCACGCCTCTTGGGTGGCATGAGCAGGGTGAAGTGGACGAAAATCCCGCTCAAAAGCACGTTTCGGCGTGGTTTCCGGCTGAATTTGAGGTCCTTGGCTTCTCCGTAACTGCCGACGCCAACTTCCACAGCGACAATCCGCCCGAAAAGCGCGGAGCGATCTTCGCTGTGTGGAGAAAATCGTGATTCCGCGCCGCGCGATCTTCTTTTGGGAGGGTCAGGAGCGCTCTTGGCTGCGCGAACAGTCCATGACGACGTTCCGACTGCTCAATCCGACGTGGCAGATTGAGGTCATTGACGGTTCCGGCCTACCCATCGAGGGTGACGACCGACTTTCGCGCGTGTTGCGGTCGGATTGGGCGCGTTACAGGGCGATTTTCGAACGCGGTGGCGTCTACTTCGACACCGACATCGTGTTCTGGAAGCCGATTCCCGACGAATGGCTTTCTTCCGACGCGATTCTTCCGTTGGGGACCGACCGCCAGGTCGGCCACGTCGCTGTCTTGGGCGGGGATTGCGGAAATCGGTGGTTTGAACTGCTCGACAAGGCGTGTGAGATCACTGTCCGGAACACCGCGCTACTCAACTACCAGGATTTAGGCATTCGTCTCGTCAACACCGTCTCCGCGGGCCTCGTCGGACAGACGGTGAAGTGGGTCCCTGAGGACGTGTTCCTGCCCGTTGATTGGCACCAGACACAGATGCTTTGGTCGGAGAGTGGCGTGCTCCCGCCGATGTGTTTTGGGGTCCATTGGTACGGCGGGGACTGGCTTTCGATGCGAATGGAGTCGCTTGCCGATCCGAAGTGGCTGGAATCGTCGCGGTGCATGGTTGCCAGGGCGATACGCAAGGCGTGGAGCGTCGGCGCTGACGCGGAGGTGTTGCGTGAGCAACACGGCGTATAGCGACCTGAAGGCGGCGTGGCACCTCGACCGCTTGGCGGCGATGCGCCGCGGTGAGCAGGTTGTCCCGGCTCAAGTGCAGCTCATCATCAGCGACCTCTGCAACCACGACTGCCACTTCTGCGCGTATCGGATGAGCGGCGGGTTCTCGACGGAGCAGTTTGCGGACGAGGATGGGAACAAGAACCCGAATCGACGCATTCCTACCGAGAAGTGCATTGAGATCATAGACGACTGCGCCACGCTCGGAGTCGGGGCGATCCAGTTCACGGGAGGAGGTGAACCGACAGTTCATCCCGACCACTTGACGATCTTCGCATACGCTCAGGAGCGCGGCCTCGAAACGAGTCTCGTCACGAACGGCTGCATCCTTCGTAAAGATTGGGAATTGATCCTGCCCAAGATGAAGTGGATCAGGGTCAGCATAGATGCCGGGAGCTCAGAGGAGTACGCGCGCGTGCGCGAGGTAAAGCCTGAGTTCTTCCAACGAGCTCTCGGCAACGTCAACAAGATCGCGGAGCAGATACGAGTCCAGGGGACGGACTGTCTGCTCGGCTGCGGCTACGTGGTCACGCGAGAAAACTGGCGCGATCTGTACGAGGGTGTCCACTTGATCCGACAGTCCGGAGCGCACTACGTACGTCTATCGGCGATGTTCTCGGAAGCTGGTGCCGAGTACTACGACGGGGTGTACGACGAGATCAAGTGGTGCATCAAGGACTGCAAGACGCTGGAGACGGACACGTTCAAGGTTGTGGATCTATTCGGTGATCGTATCTCCGACCTTCAGCAGCACTCCCCCGACTACGGGTTCTGCGGCTATCAGCAGTTCAACTGTTATGTCGGAGGGAACCTCAAAGTCTACCGCTGCTGCACGACCGCGTACACGCACCACGGTGAGGTCGGCGACCTGCGGGACCAACGCTTCGCGCAGTGGTTCTACTCGCAAGAGAAGCAGGACAAAATAGCCACCTTCGACGCCCGCTCCTGCAAGACCTGTCAGTTCAACAACAAAAACCGAGTGATCGGTTATCTCGTGGGGGAGAAGCCCCTGCATGTGGAGTTTGTCTAGTGTCGATGGAAGTCGTCGGTCCTCCTGCGTACCGCTCCCAGGCCGATTCCGTGCGCCTGTTCGACCCGTTCATGGGTCTAGATCCGGACGAGTTCCGAGCGTTGGCTCAGAAGATCCTTGTCGTCATCCCGCACCGACCGAGCGAGGGCGTCAACAAGGGACTGTTCCAGGCCGGTCAGTTCTGGTCGCTTCTCAACATCAGGTCCGCGGTAGTGTCCGATGCGTTCACCGGGTTCATCGAAATTACAAGGGGTAGTATTGTAAGGACGTTCCTAGCGTACTGCGAAGACCACCCCGAGGTCGAGTACTGCGTCATGATCGACAACGACGAAAGCGTGGAATGGGACGCTCCGTTGAGGCTGGCGCAGTGGGGCAAGGATGTCGTCTCCGGCATCGTGTGCAGCTACAGCGAGAAGAAGGGCGGCGTGTTCGCCTGCGTCACGGTCAAGGACAAGTTCGGTGTAGCCCGGTTCCCGACTTCCAAGCGGACGAAGGTTCTGCCGGCCAAGGGACTGCGCGAGATCGAGTCGGCCGGGACCGGCCTACTCTGCGTCCACAAGCGCGTGTTCCAGAAAATGCTTGAGGAGGACGAAGCGCCGTTCATGATCCCCGAGGACGTTCGTAGGCATTGTTGCTCCACGGGCGTGCTCAAGCTCGGAGAAGACATGGCATTCTCGGAGCGGTGCAAGAAACTAGGGTTCAAGATGTACGTGGACTTTAGCGTACATGCCAAGCACTACAAGACCCTAGAGGTGTCCTGGCCGCATCAGGCGCTTGATCCCGGCATCGACGCGAAATCGTGGGAAGTGGCCGTAGACGATTACGTCCACGCTTAGGAGTCGGTATGGCTGTACAAGACGCGAGCAAAGCCTACGAGTTCGTGATGGGGTTCATCGCGTCTAGCGACGACTACAAGCGGCAGTACGTCGATCGGTGGCGCGAAGTCCTGGCGAACTACATGGTGGACCCGATCTACGGAGACTACGGGTCGAGGCAGTCGCCCTACGAGCAGGGCCGTGTATACCGCGCCAAGAACAAACAGGTCGTCCTGAAAGATCCCGAGACTCACAAGGCGATCATGACCTACGCGGCGAAACTCGTCCGCACCGTTTTCGGCTCCAGGGAACGCGAATACATCAAGGCCAAACCGCGAGGTTACGAGGACGCCACGACCAAGGCCCCTACCGTGAGCCGTCTGCTTCGGTACGACTTTGCATTGCCGGGGATGTTCCGCACGTTCGTCGAAGCCGTAGTTGACATGCTCCTCTACGGAACTTCTGTCGTGGAAGTGACGTGGGAGTACTGCGAACGCGAGATGCCGGTTCGCACCGTCGTCAATGAGATGGGTTTCGAGACGGATTCATTCGAGCGCGTCCGCATACCCATCTATGACGACCCCAAGATCACGCCGATCGACGTGGTGGACTTCTACCCCGATCCGACCCGCTATCGCATCGCCGACATGGCCGGAGCCGCCAAGCGTTTCAAGATGAACGCCATCGAGGCGAGGTACAAGTCAGAGCAGGGAATCTACGACAAGAGCGCCGTGGAGCAAGCGATCAGGGATCTCGGGCAGCAGTCTCAGGCGGCGACTCCGGCGCTCACGTCCCCGTTCAACTTCCAAGAGGGAATCAGCCAGCCCGCAGACACCAAGAAGGGCTCGCAGTTTCGCGAGATGATCGGCTACGAGTACTGGGGCGACGTGCCGTGGTCGGACGATTACGGTTCCAGTAGGCGCGTTGTGACGGTGCTCAACAACGTGGTTGTGCGGAACGATCCGTGGCCCCTGGCCGACGCACACCTTCCCTGGCACACCCTCATCATCAACCCCATGCAGGGGCGATTCTACGGTGTGTCCCCGGCGGAAGTGATTCGCCACGATCAGGATTTCGCTGACGCCATCAAGATCCTTCTTGCCGAAGCGATCATCCGGCAGGTGCATCCTCCGATTGCCGTGGACCCGGACTCCGAAGTGGACGTGGCGGCGCTCAGGGCGTGGAAGGCCGACGCAATCATTTCGGCCCGAGGCGGGCCGGCCTCCGTGGGGACGCTCCGGTACGACGCCAACGTGATGAACGGATTCAACATGCTCTCGGCGCTCAAGGGCTCGATGCAGGAGGCTTCGGGGGCTCTCGGTGGGATTCAGGGCGAGCCCGGCCCCGACCGCGAGGCCGCAACGGTCGGGAACCAGCGCATTCAGATGGCGATGGACCGACCCGAACTCGCGGGGATGCTTCTCGAAAACGAATGCCTGCCTCCGATTGCGGCGGCGTTGCTTCGTAGGAACCAGCAGTTCCTCGACACCCAGGGACTTGCGCTTCGCATCGGCGAGCAGCCTGCTCCGTTCTGGATCGGGGACATCATGGGCGACTACGACATCGAGTTTGTCGGTTCGCGCATGAGCATGAGCCGCCAAGAGAAGTTGCAGTCTTTGGACAGGCTTGCCGCCATGTCCGCATCCGTCCCGCCGTTCCAGGCCATGATCCCTTGGCAGGTCATCGCCCGAGAGATGATTGGTGAGCTCCTTCAGTTGCCCGAGGTCGCGGCGCAGATGCAAGACCCCGAGATGATCATGATGAACATGCTCATGATGCAGCAGTTGGGCGGTGGAGGGGGTCCCGCTCAGAATGGTGTTCCGGCTGAAGCGGAACCCGCCGGAATGCTTCCCGCGCAGGCGAGCGGAGCGCAGCCGTGAGCATGGTTGAGATGATTCGGTCGCGCTTTTTTCGCAACGAGGACGAGGTTGCGGACGAGGTGGCCTACACGACGGCGCGCGAGGCGATCGACTGGATGTCGCAGTCGTACCACGAGAAGTTCGTCAAGTGGCTGGACGATGAGGCGTCCAGACCGTTTCAGATCGGAACCGACCAAATGGCCTTGATTCAAGCCGCTGTGCGAGTCAACACGTTGCGCGAGGTGCGTCGTCACTTGGACCGCATCCGCGCAGCCGCGTCGGCCGCGTTACAGGGCGCAAGAGAGGACGCCGATGTCTGATTACAACGAATTGTCCGATGAAGCCCTTGAGGCCGCGTTGGAGGCGAGCGTTTCTGCCGAGCCGGTGGCCGCGCCGGCAGAAGAGGCTCAGCCCGAACCCGAGCCCGAACCGGCTTCAGAGCCCGTAGCCGAGCCCGAACCTGCCGCGGAGAAGGAACCCGAGCCCGAGCCCGTTCCGGACGAAACCGAGATCCTGCGTGCTCAGCTTGCCGCCATCGAGGCGCAGGCTAAGCATTGGGAACAGGTTGCCGGAAGGAACGCCGGGGAACTCGGATTCATCAAGCGCCAGGTTGAGGAACTGCGTGGGCGGCAGCAGGCCAAACCCGCGTCGGAGTATCCGGATGAGGTTGAGCCGCAGGGCCAGCCCGCTCCGGACAACAGCAAGAACGACGGACTCAATGCTTGGGCGATCCAGCAGGCTACGGCACAGGCCATCGCCGACTGGACGGCCAAGCACCCTGACCACGCCGAGCTCGCTCCGACGATGATGGAGTACTGGCAGAAATCCGGCTACGACCCCAAGTCCATCTTCGACGCCATGGGGCCGATCGAGGCGCAGCGGGAATCCACTCGCGCTCTCGATGAAGCCTACTGGCACGCCAAGGCGACCGCAGCCGCGGCTAGGAAGGCGGAATTGGAACAGAAGCGCATCGCCTACCAGACCTCCCAAATCGAAGCGAAAAAGAAAGCAGCGGTATCCGCAACCGGATCGGCCCCGCCCCCCAAACCGCGCCCGAAGACTCAGGGCGAGATGACGGACGCTGAGTTGGAGGCTGAGATGATTCGCGTGACCGGAGGCCGCTGGTAAGGAGCAACGTCAATGGCCTTCACTTCAACCTCCGCAGGTGCAGCCAGTGGCCTTCTGACCACGTGGTTGAACCGCAAGTTCATCTCCGACCTGGAGTGGGAACTTCAGTACCAGAAATTCACCACCAAGGCGATCATCCCGCCGGGTTCCGGCAAGATCGGTCGCTTCAACGTGTTCGTGCCGCCCCCGGCGGGTACGTCCTACTCGACCTCCTCGACCACGGCTCTGACCGAAACGTGGACGACTCAGAACGAGATCGCGACGATCACCGCGACCTCGACGGACATCACCGTCGCGGAGTACGGCGAGTTCCACAAGACTTCCGCTCTCGCGATGTACGCCGTCGTCCCTGGTGCCCGCGAGAAGCTGCGGAAGCGCCTTTCGGACGGTGCGTCGATCACCGTGGATCAGCTCGTTCTGACCGCCGTGAACACGTCCAGCACCAACTACCTGTACGCCACCGCCGCCTCGACCGGCGGCACGACCACGTTCAACACCGGAACGGTCACGGGGCTGTCGGCCGCGGCGATCATCCAGGCGCGCAAGATCCTGTACACGGGCAAGGTGCCGACGTTCCGTGGGATCGCCGGCCACCCGGACGGCAAGTACGCCGCCATCCTGACGCCCAAGCAGGAACTCGACATCGTTACCGAGACGACCACGGGCCGCATGTACTGGTCGCAGGCGGTCACGAACGTCCCAGGCATGAAGGGACAGGACAAGTGGGTCGAAGGCTACCTCGGCACGATCTACGGCGTGGCGTGCTACACCACGCAGAACTTCGGCACCGGCAACTACACCGCGTCTTCGAGCGGCGAGATCGGCTTCGTCATCGGTGACGGCGCTGTCGGTGCGATGGCCTTCAAGGACATGACTCCTGAAGTCGTCATCAACGACGTGAACTCGCCCTACAAGAACGTGGACTCGGTTGCGTGGCACCTGTTCTTCGGAACGGGCCTCGTGGACGGTGGCCGCGTGGTCAAGATGTACTCGCTCGCGTAGTACAGGCGGGGGAGGGTTACGGCCCTCCCCCGTTACGGAGCCTTCGGATGAGCAACCTGGGCCACACGCTCGACAGCGCCAAGATTGAGATGGGGCTGCGCGAGTTGAACAAGGACCTGCACTTCGACATGGGGACGAAGTTGGGGATGTGGCACCCGATGCAGTCCCACCGGCAGGGCGTGTTCTACCACGGTCAGCACATCTGCTCGATGGACCGCGGGATCGTCCCTGAGTTCAAGCAGTGGACGACGAAAGAAGCGGACGTTCCGGTGTCGTGGAACGAAGTAGACATGGACGACGTGAAGTTGTCCTACGAGACGATTCCCAAGTCACATCCCATGTACACCGAGATTTACGTGGACACGTCTCTAGGGAAGGTTCTCGACTGTTTCATCCGTTCCGATGGTGTGCTGGTCAAGGTAACGCCCAAGCGCACCAAGACCGTTCTGAATAGGGTCTATCAGGTCGGCTGGAGACACACCTTCGAGCGCCTGATCCACGCGAACATCCCCGGAGTCACGAGGCAGGCAATCGCAGAGAAGTTCAAGGTGGACATGCTCAAGTATCCGGTTGGGCCTCCAGAGGAGGTCTACGCCGCTCTGGTTGCGGAGTAGCCAATGCCCATCGTGGTCAGCGGATCGTTCACGCCGTCCCCGGCAGCGCGGGCGTGTTCGGACCTGAAAGCCGACATCGCGCGATACGTAGGAGCTACGAACGCTGCGCGAGCTCTCGCAGAAGCGGAAACGTGCATCGGTACGGCCGTGGCGCGGCTCAATACCTATCTGTGGCCGTGGATGCTCGTCTACCAAGACATCACGTTCGTTGCGGGAACGCTCGACTACGACTTGGCGTCATCGTTCCTTGCTCCACGCCATGCGTACCTGCTCGACGCGAGCGGAAACATCACCGGGCACCTTGGCTTTCAGGACATGAAAACTTTTTCCGTGGAGAACGACAACACGGCCACGGCAGGTAGCCCGACGTTCTACAGCGCGTACAACGCGCACGAGTACGGCACGATCAGCCTCGACGTGCCACCGGACTCGTCGTTCGTGAACGTCACGCCGACGCTGCGTCTCTGGTACTACCAGCGCGTGCAACCGTGCTCGGGTTCCGTGTCGTCGCTCAACGTTCCCCACGAGGTAGCGGAGTGGGTTGCGTGGTACGGAAAGTCGCTTATGACAGCGAATCACGATCCGCAGAAGTTCGGAGTTGCCGACCAGACGCAGCGTGACCTGTGGCGTGTTCTGATTCGCCAAAAGGTCGCCAACGAACTGTCGGACTGGAGCTAGACATGGCGAATCTCGCGTACCGCAGGGAATCCGTTTCGCGCCTGCTCGGCTCCTACCTCGCGCCGGGTGCGTCGTACACCGTCACGGCCTACGCTCCGGGTGCGCGCGTCAACGGCAACCAGACGACGGCGACGCCCACGGTGGACGCTGGGCACGGGTTCGCTTCGGGGCAGACGGTGGACTGCATCATCGTCCGCGCCAACGCGATGGTGGCGAGTTCGTTCGTGACGTGCGCGTACCTGTCGGCCACGTCGGTGACGCTCGGGGCGTCGCTGACTCTGCTCGACGGCGACCGCATCGTGAACCTTGGGAACGACACCGGCTCGACCTCGCCCAACTACGACGGCTCCACCGTAACGATCTACTCCGACGATGCCGGGGCGGATGCAATCACGAACAGTCGCGTCACGACGAACAGCGTAGGGGCGTACGAGTACGTTCTCGGTTCTGAAGATGCGTGGGAACTCGTTCGCGATGGCGGAGGTACGGTCGTTTATTTAGTCCCTGGCGTTACAGCAACACGATGCAACATCAACGTGGATATAGACAGCGACGGTTCGTACGAGCTCTTTACTGGCCGCGTGTCGGGCTTCCCTCGCATACTCAACATGTACGACACGATCGACCAGACGGCAGTTACCGGGACCGACACGTACACGGGTCTACGCCAGGAGTTGACGTTCACCGGGGATACGGCGCAGGCATTCACGCGCGAAGGGATCTTCTCGGTGTGCAAGTACGGAAGCGGTGGAGTCGGAGGAGGAACGGCATCAACGTCCATCGCAGTAGGAGCGTATGGAGAGCATCGTGGTAACGCTGCGATTGCTGGAGATCCCATCATAGGATGCGAAGCAGCCGTCACGATGTATAACACTGGTAGCATCGAGTACTCCTACGGTCTGCTTGGCATATCCAGCGTCTACAACCCAGGCGCAGGCGGCGCGGCTACGATGACGAACAGCATCGGAGTGCGTGGTCTTGCCAGAATACTCGGGGGTACAGGAACGGTAGCCACGGCAGTAGGAATCGACGGTATCGTCAGTCACGCTGCAAGCGGGACGATGA